ATGAGCTTTCAAAGTGACATAATAAACTTTTCTAACAAGTCAGCTAAAGAAGTTGACCGCATTAGAAGGGGAACAATTATCAAGCTGTTCTCCCAAGTGATAGATGATACTCCAGTAGATACGGGGAGGCTGCGGGGCAACTGGAGAACTTCAGTAAATAAAACGCTAGATGGAACTTTAAGCAGTAAGGATAAAAACGGCACAGCAACAAAAGGCAAAATCCTAAACAAGCTTGGGAAGTTTGGTGATTCTGTTCATATGACTAACAACTTGCCTTATGCTAAAGTTGCAGAGTATGGACAATGGAATGGACCTACTGAAAAGGTAACTGCTAGCGGATTCAGCAGAAAAGCCACAAAGGGAATGATGAGAAAAAATGCTCTTAGAGCAAAGAAGATTCTTAGAAAAATGGCGAGACAAAAGCAAATTTAAATTATGAGTTCATTAGTTAGATCAGCATTAGTAAAAGCTTTCATGGATTTAAGCACAGCGGAAGGCTGGACTTATAAAATCATCACTGAAAACAGCCCACAAGAGCCAGATAAAAATAACGTCTGGATTGGTCTAACATATTTGCCAGATGTTCCAGAAGTTATAACGCTTGGAGATGGTGGAGAAGATGACTTAGAGGGAATACTTCAGTTAGACATTTACGTTCCAACAGGCAAGGGCGAGAAGGAAGCGTTAGATATAACCGACAAACTCAGAAGTTACTTTACAGCGGGTAGGCGTTTTGTTTATAGTGGGCAGGAGGTTGTTATTCGCAACTGTGGCAGAACGGATGGATTTATTGCTAACAACTTTTTTCGAGTGCCTGTGTCGGTGATCTGGTATTCTCGCTTAACACGCACAATTAACTAAACACCAAACACAAAAAATATTATGTCAGATGCTTCACGCCATGCCCTTTACTCTGTAGAGGAATCAACTTACGGGGTAACACCCGCAACTCCTTCATTCAAAAAGCTACGCCATACGGCTGTTAGTCTTGGAATGTCGAAAGATATCACTGTTAGCGAAGAGCTAAGAGAAGATCGCCAAATCAAATGTGCCAAGCACGGGGTCAAAGCCGTAGCTGGAGATATTGGCTTTGAAATTTCCTATGGATCTTATGACGAAGAGCTAGAAGCTGTTCTGTTAGGCACTTGGGAAGTTGACGGAGGCGGCACTGATATTGACCGCTTGAAGGGTGGAGTTACTCGCAGAAGCTTTAGCTTAATGCGCCATTTCTCAGATCAGCTTGCAGCGGATAAGCCTTACTATATTTACACGGGAGTAGAGTATAACACTCTTAACCTAACTGTAGCCCCCGTAGGCACTCTCACAGGCTCTTTTGGAACTATTGGGCGTGATATGTCAGTAAACCAGACAGAGCCAGCAGGATCAACCCTAGGGACAACTAGCGCAAACTGTCCTTTCAACGGATTTACTGGATCTGTTAAAGTAGACGGCTCTGTTATTTCAATCATTACGGAACTTACTCTGACTCTTGAAAATGGGCTTGAGCCTCGCAACGTAGTTGGATCAGATCTAACTGAATATCCAACTATCGGACGTTCCACCCTAACAGGACAAGCAACCATGTATTTTGAGAACGCCCAACAGGTTGAAAAGTTCATTAACGAGACAGAATCAAGCCTTGAGTTTGAACTTAACGATGGAACTAACAAATATGAATTTTTGATTCCTCGCATCACTTATACAGGAGGGGCTAACCCCGATGTGAGCGGAGCGGGTGCAATCACCCTTGCAGTGCCATTCCAAGCACTGGTTGATGATACAACAGTATTATCTAACATACAAATAGATCGCTCGGCAGTTTAATTCTTTTCTGCCTCATGCTGGGAGGGGTGCGTATTCCCTAGCGATAATCACGCACACTAATTAAAACAAAAACATGAAAGACCTAGAAGGATTCGCCACAGCGAAACTAGCAGAAGAAGGGGTTAAGATCCCTCTAACAGACGTTGAAGGAAACAAAACAAAACATTGGATCAAAATCAAAAGCACTGATTCAATTTCATTTAAAAAGGCACAATCTAAATTCAGAAAAAAGATTGTTGCAATACATGAGCAAGAAGAAGCTGATGACTCTTTAGAATCAATTCTTGAAACTGAGAAATTGAGCTTGGATTTGTTGGCTTGTCTTATCATTGGGTGGAGCTTTAAAAATGATGATGGCACTCCTTACAAATGCACAAAGGCTAACGCAATTAAGCTCCTAAAAGATGCGCCTGTTTTAGCTCAAGAAATTGATGCAGCATCCGCAAGAAGGAAAAATTTTATCAAAAGGAGCTTAGACGAATCGAGCGATTTGCAGAAGAACAATTTAAGCTCCAAAAAAGACCAGAAGGCAGTAGCACAAGCCAAGTAGAACACCTAAAGCAAGTTTGGAAAACTACAGGAGTTAAGCCAAAAGAGTTAGAAGAATTAAAGCCGTTACCAGACCGCCTATTATATATTTTACAATATTACCAAGAATTAAAAACAGATAAGGCTATAGACTTTAATGAGATTGCTTGCTGGTCAAACCTAACAGGAATTGAACTAAGCAATTTTGAAATTAAAGCAATTAGAATTATAGACCAAATCCAACTGAATAGTTTACATGATTGAAGACGTAGCAAGATTAAGACTAACAGTTGATTCGACTGGTATAAACGAAGCCAGAGCAAAGCTAAACACTTTAGGCACTAGCGGGAAATCATCGCTTGATAAAGTAGGAGCGGGGGCAACGGCTTCTAGGCTTGCCATTGGGGCTATGGCTATTGGAGTTACTGCAGTTGGGGTAACGATTGCAAAAACTACAGCACAGTGGCTAAAGTTTAATGTAGCCATGAAGGAAGTGCAAACCATTGCGGGGGTTAGCGGAAAAGAAATGGATGGTCTAAGGCTTAAAGCTCTTGGAATAGCTCAAGCATTAGGGGTTGATGCTACAGAGGCAGCGCAAGGTTTTTACCAAGCAATTTCAGCGGGAGTTCCTACTGGCGAAGTTGATAAATTTGTTAGAGTTGCAGCGCAATTAGCGCAAGGCGGTTTGGCAGATATTGGATCTTCTACAGACCTTCTAACAACTGCATTAAACAGTTATGGAAAATCAGCTAGCGAAGCTGAAAAAGTAAGTGACCAATTATTTAGAACAGTAAAGCTAGGCAAGACAAACATTCCACAATTAGCCAAGAGCCTTGCCAGAGCATCCGCTACAGCAGCTACAGCGGGAGTTAGCCTAGAGGAACTGTTAGGCATTACTGCAGCAACTACAAAGCAGGGGGTTAAAACGGCTGAGAGTTTCACACAAGTTAAAGCTGCAGTTGTAGCACTATTGAATCCATCTGAAACGATGGCTGCAATCTATGAGAAGTTAGGCGTTGAGGGTGGCAGAGCTTTAATTGAGCAAGAAGGATTAGCGGGAGCTTTAGAGCAAGTTAGATTGGCTGCAAGTGGAAGTGATCAAGTTCTAGTAAAGGCTCTAAGATCTATTGAGGCATACAGCCTAACAGCAGCCATTACGGGGGCTAAATTAGGAGAAACAAAAAAGGCTATTGAGGAAGTTGGCAAGGCTTCTGGAGATACGGCAGCAGCTTCTAAAATAGCAGGGGAAACTTTAGGAACTTCATTTAAGAAGCTTGGCAACTCGTTTTTGATTTTTGCTGAAAACGCAAACCAAGCTACAGGAGCTAACGAAGGGCTTTCTGGATCTATTGCAAGACTAGCAGACATAGTAGCCGATCCAGAAATTTTCAGTGCTTACGTGGAAGCTTTGCAGCAATTCCCCGCTATTGTTGGAAGGTTTATTTTCTTAGGTCAAGGCGCAGAGCAGCAAGTTAAAAACTTTGGCAAAACACTAGATGACGGAGCGTTAGATTTAGCAAGGTATAGCGCAGCTATAAAAGATTCAGCAGATAAAAGAGCATTGGCAGGGGCAAAGCAAATAGAAATTGCAGCGAGAGTTTTAAAGGCTGAAAAGGCATTAGCAATGCAGAGAGAAATAACCCAAGGCTACGGAGGGCAAGAGGGGTTAGATGCGTTAGATGCAGACATTGAAAAGGTTTCAGCATCTTTAAAGATAATGGCTGACAACCTAAATAGGGGCAAAATAACTCTAGCTGAATACAAGAAAGGGCTATCTGATCTTGCAAATCTTAAAAGCGCAAGAAATAGAGTTGCTGAAGAAGTAGAGGCAACAAAACAGTTAGAAATCCAACTTGGTGTTTATAAAAGAATAGGAGGTGCAGGAGGGCAGATTAAACAAGAGCAATTTAAAATTGCGGTTGAAGTTGAAAGACTCAACCAACTTCTAAAAGATTCTAAAATCACTACTGAAGAATGGAAAGCTGAGACAGAAAAACTTAAACAGTCTTACGCAGAAATAGAAGGAAGGGTTAAGGCTTTTGGGCAAATATACGCAACTTTATTTGGCGATGTTGTTAGATATAATGCGGAAGCAATAAAGATAGGAGAAAGAGCCTTAGAGCTTGGCAGCGCACAGATTAGGGTTGATGCAATCTTAAATGAAAACACCGATAAAAACATAGCACTTCTTGAAAAGAAGCTTACTGCTTTTGATGATCTATTGGCGCAAAAAGAAGAGCTAACCGCTGCAGAGCAAGCAATAAAAAACCTTTTAGAAAATCAATTAGGCATCCTAAAACAGCAAACTGCAGAGGCAGGGAAAAGCGCAGCTTTAGTAAACAGGGAATCAATTAGAGGGCAGCTTGCAACAAAAGAAGAAAGAGCCTCCATCAACTATACCAATACAGTAACACAAATTCAAAAAGGCGAATTTGATCCAGAGGAAGAAGCCCTTTATTTGCAAAGAGCAACTGATCTATTCAATAAAGACATAGAGCCAGACAAAGAAAAAGCAACTAGCACTTCAAGCGCAGAACAAGACGAGGAAAGGATTAACTCACAAGTTGAAATGATTAGTAGGCAATACGCAACGGAATTAGAGTTGCTTGCTATTCATGAAGAAGAAAAGAGAACCCTTATAGACGAATCTACAAGGCTAACTCATGAGCAAAAAAACGAGTTAATAAATAAAATTGATGCAGACGGAGTAGAGGTAAGAAAAGCGATTGCAAGAGAGGAAATGAATCAAAAGCTTGATGCTACAAAAGAGCTTTTTGGAGGCATGAGCGCACTTGCTAAGGCATTTGGCAAAAAGGGATTTAAAGCGCAACAAGCTTTTGCAATCGCAGAGGCTACAGTAAACACTTTTCAAAGTGCCACTAAGGCTATGGCTACCATTCCCCCGCCATTCAACTACATAGCTGCAGCGGGAAGCATTGCTTTCGGATTGGCTCAAGTGGCGCAGATAAAATCTCAACAGCCCCCAGCATACCAGCAAGGCGGTATTGTTGGCGGTTCTTCATTTGGAGGTGACCAGCTAACAGGCAGAGTTAATAGCGGGGAAATGATTCTAAACAAGACTCAGCAAAGAAATCTTTTCGCTCAAGCTAACAACCCAATAGCGGGAGGTAAAAGCGGAGGCAATGTTACAATAGTAAACAATGCCCCTGTTCAGTTAGAGGGAGAAGTAGAGCAAGACGAGGAAGGCAACTTTAAGATAATTGTTGAGCAAGCAGTAGCACAAGCTAAGATTGAATTAACAAACGAAGCCAGAGAAGGAGGCGGTGATTTTGTTCCAGCATTGGAAACTAACTACGGATTAAATAGAAAATAATATGATTAATTGGAATGATACAACCCTGCCTAATCCTGCAACTTTAAGCGTAAAAAACAAGAGCCAGAATCTTCGCAAAAAAATGGAGTCTGGAAGGACTGTGCAAAGGAATAGATGGTCAACACCTTTAGAAGAAGGCACAGTTGCTTTTTCATTCTTAAAAGAGCAATTTCAAATCTTTAAAGGAGTCTGGAAGCACTATCTAAAAAACGGAAATGATTGGTTTTTAATTGATTTGCCAGTAGGAGGCGCACAAGTTCTAACACAATGCCAAGTTAAATTTGTTTCTGATTTTACTTACAAGTATAGAAGCATAGGATCAGTAGCCGTTCAAGCAAGTATAGAGTTTTACGAGGTTGAAACCATAAATGAGTTAGAGTTAGGAAACTTGATTGACGTAGGCGAACTAACAATAGCGGGAGAGGAAGATACCATTGTAGCAAAGTTTGTCAACAATACTGGACTTTCTTCAGCAACTACGCTGAAAATGCAGTTGAGAACAGTTGATAATACTGTGCCAGTAGCTTACCAGTTTTGGGATGGCACTATTGGTCTAACAACCAACTCATTTATTCCGACAAAGACCCTGCCCATAACAACACAACAGGAAACTTTTGTTGTTAATGCTTACGCTAACATATCAAACTCAAATCCAGCCCCGAAGCCATCGCAGGTTTTGGATTATGTATCTTTCTCTAACTCCCCTCTTCTTTCTGAGTTTAATCCAGTTGCATCTCACCCAAAGCATTATTGGCGAGTGATGGATTTTACAACTTGCACTAATTGGAATATGCCAGAGATTAACGGCACTTTTCGATACCCAATAAAAGATAATTTTCGACAAATACGAATGACGGGCATTAGCAAAATGGCAAACCTTATTTTAGAGCTTGAGGATAACGCTACAATGCTGGGTTGGGTTAGCGGAACAGTGGGTTTAGAAATTAACTCAAACACCTTACTTTCAAACTTTGAAACAACCCCCGCTCCTAGTCTTTCAAAATGCAGCCTTAGAAGGTGTAAAATGCAAAATAACGATGCTCTTGCTACAATAGATCTTAGCGAATATGAATTTTATTCTGACACTTCTACAAGCTCAGACCCAGATCTTGAAATATCTGGTAATGCAGTTCTAACAACTGTCACAATAAACGGCTGCCCAAATGTCGCAGTTAATCACGGCAGAGGAAATATTGATTTTCACTCTAACCCTTCACTAACAACAATAAATATTCTTGGAGACAGTCCCTTTCCGTTTAGAGCTACTTGCAACTGGACAAATTCCGCTTTGGATATGAGTGCATTGAAAGCAGTAGTTGATAATTTATATGGGGATTCTACTTATGGAGCTAATAAAATAAGAGTTTCTGGAAACCCTTGCTGGAACTCTAACGCTTTATTTCCTGCAAGATCCAGAACTGATATTGGCATATCATCAATAACAAGCACAGCTACAGATTTCACAGTTACCACTTCTGTTAGTCATGGATTAACTGCAGGAGATTATACAGTGATTGCGGGGGCTTCCGTTTCGGATTATGACGGCTTGCACACTGTGACGGCTTCTACCTCGACAACTTACACAATAACTAGCACAATCAATGCGGGTTCTTCATCTGGTGGCACTACAAGTCAAGAGGGGGAGCAAGATACTGCTTATGTTGAAGAAACAGCCTTGGCTAATAATTTTGTTTGGGCAGCATAATATAAATTTAGAATTTTAAGCCATGAACACAAGTTATACGGAAGCACTAAAAGAAGTTGGCTCTCTAAATCACAGAGACATACCAATTTTAGAAACTGTTAGTATTTATCACCCAACGGGGGGTTCTATAAATATAGTCAATGACAGAGAGCCTCTAACAGCTTGGGCTGATCCTGCATCGTATGATCTAAAGGTTATTTATGAAGCGGGTTCTTTCAGTCTTTCTCTGCCACAATCAAACAGTGACGGAGTTAGCTTTGTTAATGTTGCCTTCCCTAACATTGACGGGAAAGCCTCCAAGTTTCTAAAAAGCGTTCCAGTAGAAAGCACAGCCCCAATAAGTTTAGTTTACAGGATTTATTTAGGAGAAAATAATTTAGGCTACAATCCAGACACTCACTATAATGGTTATCCATTACCTCAAAACGATCCACCTCTAACAGTTGAAGTTCTTGGAGTGCAAATCACCCCTTTCCAGATTAATGCAAGGGCAACCTTCAGATCATTAGTTAATGCAAAATATCCATCCAAACTCTATACCATCGAAGATTTCCCAGCCCTTAATAATTAGCCTTATAGGTTGCAAGTATTTGTCTGGTGGGCTTAATCGTAATGGCTTTGACTGTTGGGGGCTTGTCTGGTATTTTTACAAGGAGTTAGGAATTGAAACCCCCAAGCCTTTCGAGTATATAACGAGAACAACTAACAAAGCAAAAAACGCTGCGACCGAAGAAATAAAAGGCAAATATCTAAAGGAGGTAAAAGACCCAAAAGATTTTTGCGTTGTTTCTTTTAAAAGAGGAAACTTTGCAATTCATACGGGAGTTTATTTCCCCGAAACCAAAAGCGTTTTGCATTGTGTAGGGAAACTTGGTGTGGTTTACGAGCCACTAAAAAGAGCAGAATTAACAAGATCAATTAAAGGAACTTTTTTAGAATGGCTTTAGTAACAATAACAGAAGACGCACAAGATCCACACGCAACTAGGTGCATTAATTACAAGGCAGAAGGAACGCTGTTAGAGTGTGCTAACAAGATGCTAGGAGAATGGGAGGAAACTCCTTGGATGTGCGTTTTGATGAGGGGAGAAGACAGATTTCACCCATTAAGAGAAGAATGGGGGGAGGTTGAATTAGAAGAGAATGATAAGATTTGTTTCATCGTAAACATAGGAGAACCGATAACGATAATAATAGCTATTGTTGTAATTCTGTTAGTGATTGCAGTTTTGTTTCTTGTTAGCCCCGCAGCACAAGATACTCCAGAAAGCGGAGATCCAGTGTTTAGTATTGATGGACAAAAAAACCAAGCAAGACTGAATCAACCTATTGAAGATAATTTTGGAACTAACAAAGTTTATCCTTCATACATAATGCAACCTTACACCTTGTATAAGGACAATAATCAATATCTATACCAAAGGTTTACGTTAGGTCATGGGGTTTATTACTTTTCTGGAAACCCGCCCTACCCTGCAGAATGGGAGCAAGAAGTTGTTTTGTTAGATGATGCGAGAACAGAGGATAACGATAATGTTTTGTATGATACACTTGGGATTTTTGGTAACAGTCCAAACTCAAGGCTTACTCGTCATGGTCATAATAATATAAGTCTTTGCAGACAGGTTAACAGCATACAAATGATAGCATCTAACCAAAATGGTTATACTGGCTATGTAGGACCTTTCAAAATCAACCCGCCTAACACTACCATTCAGCAAATCGCAAATGATATAAGTCTGCCAAATGGTGGATATAGAATGAACAAAGAAGGAAAGATGCGTTCTGTTAGTTTTGGGGTTAGATTTGAGATAAGAGAAATTGATAAAGACAGCAATCCAGTTGGAGGGTGGGCTACTCTTACAAGCTATTCAAGAAGCTTCCAAACCGCACAAGCGCAAAGATTTACTCTTTATGCAAATGCCCCCTATGCAGCAAGATGGGAGATAAGAGGCATTAGAACAAATAAAGAAATAACAGACGGCAAAGGAAATAATTCTTATAATTGGGATTTATGCAAAGGATACAGAGGGAATGTCGATGCAACTGCCAACACAAATTTGACTTATTTTGATTTTCCTTGGTTCTCAATGGAAACTTTAGCCTCTCAAAACACGCAAGCTAACAAGGTAACAGTTTTATGCACAAGAAATGTAAGAGTTCTAACTTCTGACTTTGCTACGGATTGGGTAGGGGCTGCAGAATTTGCCCCAGATGAAACAAGAAATCCCATTTGGGCAATGACAAGTATTTTAAGAGCCGATTGGGGAGGCAGAATGGAAGGGCGAGAGCAAGAGCTTATGGATATTCCCGCAATTAGGTTCGCTGTAGCTCAAGCGAAAGCAGCGGGAGAAACTTTTGATTGGTCATTTACAAAATCAATGACTGTCTGGAACGCTATTAAAATGTGTTGTTTCGTTTGCCGATGCACTCCGATAATGGTAGGGGGAAAGATCAGCGTAATTCGTGATATTCCAAGCAATATTCCTGTAGCAATTTTCAACAGAGAAAATATACTTGAAGGAAGTTTGAAACTAACAAGAAGAATTTGGAATAATGATCTCAATGACGGATTAAAGGCTACCTATTTAGATCATGAAACTTGGACTAATGAAACTGTAGTTGCCACAATAGGAACGCAAACAGCATCAAATCCAAAAACCATAAATCTCTCTGGAGTAACAAATAGAGATCAAGCGCAGAAGCTAACAAATTATCTTTGGGCAAGTGAGTATTACAATAGGCAGCAGATTAAATTTGAAACTGATTATTCTGGAATCGCTTTGACCTATGGAGATGTTATAAAAGTTTGCACTGATGTTTCAGAAAACGGGCAAGATGGATATGTAAAGGCGATAGACAATAACCGCATCTTCACATTATCAGAAATACCAGTTTTCTCAATAGGGGCAACTCACACAATTATATTTAGAAAAAAGAATGGGGAGTCATACGGACCTTTTGAGGTGGTGGCAGTTGCGGGAGAAGAATACCAAGTTGAATTAGCAAATCCGTTAGTTCAGATAGACCCGCTTTTAATTCCTATAGATGAGCAAAAACACCAAAATCCAATATACATTTTCGGACCTCTGGAAGATGACGGCTATTTGTGCAAAATAAACAAAGTCGTTTCTAACAGCTATGACAAGATGACTATTGAATGTGTAGTTGAAAACTTTGGTAGATTTGAAAAAGATGCAGACCAAGCCCCGCCAATTTATTACGAGCCTTTAGATCCAATTCCAGTTGCGCCTATTGTCACCAATCTGCAGCAAACAAGCTACAACGAAACAACCAGACTTGTAACCTTTTCTTGGGATGCTGCAGTGGGGGCTATAAGCTATTTAGTTGAGTATTCGTTAGACGGAGAAACCTTCATCCAAATATCTAACAACTCTAGCAGCACGACATCTAGCTTTACTCTTTCAGCAGATCATGACATTGAAGAAGAAGAAGTAATGCTTTCTGTAGCAGCGACCATTACAGGAAGTGATACTGGACAAAAAACTACAATCTCTGTTAGAGTAGATGCACCTACAACCTTATCAGATAGCGAATCCCCAACAGCTAACATTCTAATTGATTTAGAAGAAGACGAATTTGGAGATCAAGTAACATTAAACACAGACTAAAAACATGGCACTAACAGCAGACAAATTTATCATTCCTAATGGCGTTCCAAACTTGGGAGTTCAAAAAATGGAATCATCAACAATCGGAATCACAGACTTGTGGGATTTTGGCATTTTTGATTATAGAAACACACTAGCCCCGCAATCTCTAACGGGAGGAACTCCGATAGCATTAAACAATAACGGGGCGGGAGTAGAAACCTACAAAAACTTGCCAGATACAGAAGTTACTGATGTCTGGAACACGGCAACTAACAGATTTGGTTTTGCTGAATTAAATATCGGAGACATGATTGATATTCGGTTAGATCTTGAGGTAACTACTTCTGTAGTAAACCAAACTTTTTCTATTGATATGGAGCTAGGGCAAGGAGGAACAGCTTTTACAGTTCCATTCGTAGTAAACCAAGAACATAAAACGGCTGGGGCGGTTGCGGTTATCAGATACAATGGAATCTACATGAGAAACTCAAACACCATCACAAATCCAGCGCAATTTATTCTTAGTTCAGCAGATGATCTAACAGTAGATGTTCACGGCTGGTATTGCAAAGTAACTAAAAAAGGAAGATAACTCTAACAACAAAAATAAAATTATGAATCCACTATTATCATACGCAAGGCACTGCATCGTTATTGCAGTTTTTTACATTGTCGAAAAATACGATCTTCCAATGGAAGGAGCAAGCGAAGCAATCGAATGGATTGCTCTAGCAGTTGTCACTTCCGCTACTTGGGCAATCACAAAATACGGCAAACCCATCATTGAGAAAATGAAGGGTGGAGTTGGGTTAGTTATCGTATCCGTTTTTATCTCTTTAGGGCTTGTAAGCTGTTCTAATGGCACTTTGCCGTTCAGTATAGGGATCAAGATGCAAGACGGCTTAGAAGCCGAATACAGCGCAAAGGGAGGCATTAAGTTTTTTGTAGATCCAACAACTAGCAAGTAATGGGCTTTGAGCTTACAGGGATGGCGTGGAATCCTGCAGAGTTTGAATTGTATATTGAGCAAATACCTATTAACTCTTGGGCTAAATCTGTTACTGTTCACCATACTTACTCGCCCAATCTAGCAGACCGCCCTAACGGCTGGAAAACGCAACATTTAGAAAACCTAAGAAACCACTACAAAAATATTCTGGGGTGGTCAGCAGGACCTCACTTGTTTACAGATGAAAAAGCAATCTTTGGTTTGAGTAGTTTATACAAGCGAGGTGTTCACGCTAAGAGCTTTAACAAGGATTCAATAGGAATCGAAATGTTAGGCAATTACGAAAGCGATGATCCTAAAACGGGGAGAGGTTTAGAGGTAGTTAAACTAACAGCTTTAACAGTTGCAATTTTGCTTAAAAAAATGCACCTTAAAGCAGACAATCAAACCGTTCTTTTTCATCGTGATGATCCTACAACAAATAAAACTTGTTGCGGATCTTTGATAGAAAAGGAATGGTTTTTGTCTTTAGTAAATGAGCATTACGACTCAGAAAAATCTCTAACAGTTGAAGAACGCCTTACAAAAATAGAAACTCATCTTGGAATATGATAGCCCTAACATTTTTAGCAACCTCGCAGCTTAATTTAGAAACATGGAATGAAGCTGGGGGATTGCTTGGCATGATCTTTGCAGCATTATTTATTTTGATTGGAACTTTCCAATGGCACTTAAAAGCACAAGACAAGGAACATACACAAACAGTAAAAGAGATTTTAAAAGATGAGCGGGAAGATAGGAGATTGGCAAGGTTAGAACATACAGCATCCTATGAGAAGCTTTCAGATGTTATCTATAAGCTTTCTAAAAGTTTAAACAGGCGTGAAGGAGATTGATTCTCTAACAACCTTTGATTTTTTGTTTGCATTTTAATAGCCATGCCTCATAAATGTAACAGCGAAAGCGAGCAACTAACTCCGCAAGAAAGACTTGCTGAATTTTGGAGCAGACCTTCCTCTTATGTTCAGCCTACAATCATTAAATGTGAAAGCGAAGAAATGACTACGGATAAATTCATGCAGTCTTTTTCATCTTACGAAATGATTGCTGGGGGAAGACAAGTTCCTAACAGAAAACCAAAATATTAATATGCCTCTACCCGTAACAATTTGGCTTTATTTCTTATTCGCATTGATGATTTTTAGTCTTTGTTGTGCTTTTGTTAGTTGGATCTTTTCCGAGGTTAATAAAAAAAACTTGGAGGATTTAAAGCGAGAGGCAGACGAAAAATATTTTGAGGCTAATCACAAGCATTGGTAATGTATTCTTACACGGCTGAAGAAGATCCAGAGCTAACAATGAATCCCAAGCCTCACGGGATAGAAATCTCATTGGATAATAGAGTGGTAATGGTTTGCTCTTATGGTGATGATGTTCCTATTTTTGCTACTGTAGAAAGTGATCCGCAAATCATAACCAATTTAGACCAAGTGATTTGCGCCTTATATGGTGGATTGCATGTAAAAAAGAAAGTGGCAATCATGGCTTTATTTTGTTTAATGCTATTTGAAGCTTTATCTTTTCACGAAAGTAACCTAAAACTTGGGGCATCGCAATGATGCGACAAGCCGAAAAGCAAAACGCTAAAAGGCATAAACAACAAAAATAAAAACCGATGATTATAAAAGAAAATAGTAGCAAGAGCAATGATTACGAGCCAATCGCAAAAGGAAGGCATGAGGCAATTTGCGTAACTATTGCAGGAATTGGAGAACAAGAAACAAGCTATGGTGTAAAAAACCAAGTTATTGTTACTTGGGAAATCCCCTCTATTGTTAGAGAGTGGACAAAAGACGGAGAGACACAAGAAGGCAGAGCGCAAATCAGCAGAACATTCACTTGCTCTCTAGCTCCTAAAGCCTCTTTGCGTTTGCTGTTAGAAAGCTGGAGAGATCGAGAATTTACCCAAGAAGAATTACAGGGATTCGATCTTAAAAAGCTGTTAGGCGTTTCTTGTATGCTCAAGATTAAGCATCAAACCTCTGCAGACGGATCAAGGATTTATGCTAATATTGCAGATGTTGAGCCATCAGAAAGCAAAGAAAAAATTGAGCCAGAAGCAACGCCTGTAATTTATGATCCTTACAACCATGATCCAGAGGCTTTCAGCAAGCTTCCAGATTGGATAGCTGGCAAGGTTGAAGCTCCAACAAGCGCAGGGTTAGAAGCAGACGTTGAAGAGATCGAAGAAATCCCCTTTTAATAATTTGTAGTAGTGTACAAAAACTGCCCCCCTCCTAAAATTATCGTTCTTTTTGGGTGGGGGGCTTATTATTTTTTAAAGACATGGAAACAAATATTTTCGACATAGAAACCGCACCTTATTCAGATGATGACATTCTGAAATTCGCAAAGCCTTTTAACTCAAGTGACGTAAAACTTGGGAACTTAAAAGACCCCGAAAAGATAGAAGCGAAACTTGAAGCTGCAGAAAAAGGATACAAGCAAAGTCTGTTAGACAAGGCAGCTTTAAATCCTCATACCAGCAAGATTTGCGCTATAGGATTAAACAAGGCACAATCTAGGGAGGTGCAAGTCCTTTGCGAAGTTGCAGAAGAAGAAATTTTAGAAATGTTTTGGGGATACTTTAGAACAAGTCATAATCCTTGGTGCTATTGGAGCGGATCTAACAATAAGGAATGTTTTGATCCAAGGCATATTATTGTTAGAAGCTGGAAGCTTGGCGTTTTAGTTCCTCATGCTGTAGTCAATACAAGAGGCTACCTAACAGATCAGTTTGTTGACCTTTCACAGATTTACATGTTTGGGGATAGCTACCCAAGTTACTGTAGTTCTGAGAACGCTTGCAAGCAGCTAGGGCTTTTTGGTAAAGATGAAGGATGCGGGAAAATAAAAAGTAAAGAGATGCTTAAATTTGAAGGCGTAGAGGGCAAAAACTTTCACCAAGTTCTAAAGACCGATGTAAATCTAGCATTGAAGTATCTAACAAATGATGTTGCAATGGAAAGAGGCATTGCAGAAAGAATTTTATGAGTAGCCCCACGCAAAGAACTTTAAAGCTACTCAGAGACGAGGGCTATACAGCACAGGTTGTAGAGAGGTGGTGTAGCTTCACGAAGCGTAGGCATGATCTATTTGGCATTATAGACGTTCTAGCAATTAAAGACGGGGAGACTTTAGCCGTCCAGACGACTTCTGGATCTGGAGTTTCTGCTAGATTGAAGAAAATGTTAGCCAGTGAGAACTTAGAGAAAATTTTAAGGGCTGGCTGGCAAGTTCACATTCACGGCTGGAGAAAGCTGAAAGTGAAGAGGGGGGGCAAGGCGATGAAGTGGGAGGTTAGATTAATTGATGTTAGAGATGAAATAGAATTTTGATGTTAATATTTGTATCACGTTTGATACACAAACAGATTTTAAGCCGTAATTTAGAATTTAAAAACAAACTAAACTTATGAGCAAAAACTGGAAGATTAATAAGATGAATGATGTGGCACTTCTAACAATGAACGTGCCAGATAGACCTGTAGAAAAAGGATGGGAGCAATACGTTCTCCTAACCTCAGATTGGCATTGGGATAATGCTCATGCGGATCTTAATTTGTTGAAGCGTGATTTTGATGAGGCTGTAAAACGAGATGCTCCAATTATGGCTTTTGGAGATCTGTTTTGCCTCATGCAAGGGCGTTATGATCCACGTAGAAGCCGTAGCGGAATGAGGCGTGATTTAGATGAAGATAACTACTTGGATCAAGTGGTAAACAAATCAGCCGATTGGATGAAACCCTACAAGGATCATTTTTGCTTTGCTTCAAGAGGCAACCATGAGATTTCTAACCTCCGCAATAATGATACAGACGTAATAGAAAGATTTTGTGAGCGCATGAGATTTGGAGGCTCTAACATTGTTACGGGTGGAATCGGTGGATGGGTTTTCTTTAGGGGGATTTATGGTGGCAGAAGTCACACTCAAAAAATGGCTTATCATCACGGAGCGGGAGGGGGAGGACCTGTAACAAAGGGAACGATCAAAGCCAACAGAAGATCGACATATTTACCCCAAGCGGATATGGTTGTTGCTGGTCACATTCATGAGCGGTGGGCATTAACTCAAGTTCAAGAAATTATCAGCGAACAAGGGCAAAGAAGTTTGAAGGATCAAGTTCACATTGCCTTGCCAACTTACAAGCAAGAATATGATCCAGATGGTTACGATTTTCATAACTTAAACGAGCGACCTCCGAAGCCT